TTCACGAATTATGTAAAATAGCTATGATCAATAATGCCCCCTCTAATATTCAATCTGCTCTCGTTCGCTCACAAAAGAAGATTGAGGACCTCCGTTCTCAAGTTATTTCCTTCAAAGGAGGTGAACGTTACCGAATTGATCCCTTCCACATTTGCCTGTATGGTGCACCTGGTGGCGGCAAGTCTGCTTGCATGAATCAAATTGCAGAAGATCTCCGTTGCGTGATGCAATGGCCCAAAGATAACCTGATCTATACCAGAACTGTTGACACAGAATACTGGGATGGTTATATGGGTCAAACCATTACTATCTACGATGACCTCGCACAAGTAGTCCTCGACGGAGCATGTGATATCACTGAGTTGATTGGTCTCAAATCCAACTCTCCTTATATGGTACATATGGCTTCCATCCAAGATAAAGGACGATACTTCACTTCCAAGGCTATCATCTCCTCAACCAACGTTAAGACAATTTCAACGTATGGTGGACTTCGAGATGTCACTGCTTTTCACCGTCGCCGCAATATGCTCCTAGAGTTGCGCAGACGTACTGAAAATGGTGAACCTGTAACCTGGGGTGGAGGACCCAATCTTCAAGGACACGCCGAATTCCGAATTCTGGACTCACTTTCCGGTGAAGCCAAATCAGGATGGATGTCCTATGAGGATGTTATTGCTCTTTCGCTTGATGCCGCCCAGAATTACTACCGCGAGCAACTCGCTCTTGTCGCCCGAAATCGTGATGAAGCTAAACCATCCACAATTGCTCAAGCTATTCTTGACTCTCGTCTTGAACGCACTATTCCTGGAGTTGTTGATCCTAACACTCGTGAATTTGAGTTTGTTGATGCTGAAGCACAAGCCTTGTTTAATAAGCAATCTCCCGAAGATCAAAAGATGTACCTCAAATCTTGGACTGATGCTTTTAACGCAGCTAAATTCAGAAATGATTTTGCTATGATGACTGGATGTTTCAACTTTGCTTCAAAAATGAAGATTGTTGCAGCCATTCAGAATGATGATCGAACTGGACTTAACGCCGCAGAGCTTGCATGTGTCAAAGTCGGATGTACCTATAACCGATTATGCTCAAGCAAATTTGCTATGATGACTGAATGGAAAGAACAAGCCTCTCGTGTGTCTTCCTACTTTAATGATCTCTGGACAAATATGGACCCAACTAACAAGAAATACCTAGCTACTGCTATTGCTGGTATGGGAGTTATCGGATTAACTTTGTCTATGGCTCAACGATATACTAAGAACGACGGAAAAGATCGTACTGAGAATGAAATCCCAGTTGAAGCCTTTTCTGAAGCTGCCCCTTATGAGTACCAATCAAGAGATCGCCGTGTTCACAATTATCAAGTTGAAGGAGC